GTATTATGTCTTGCATCCTGTTAGCTGAACCGTCGATCTGCTGTTCAGGATTAAAAGGAGCAGGTCTCTCAGGTGGTCTTTCAACACGCATAGGTGCAGCAGGAGGACTAAACACACCGCCTTGACTATAACCACCCATACCATCCGCTGGCATAGGAGGAATAGGAGAATCAGGCATACGGATATCCGCAGACAAATCAATACCTGTCGTGTTAATAGAGGCAGCAGGAGAATCAGCAGGAACAACATAAGTAAGACCACCTATGTTCCTTAGTTTCTCTCCTGAACTAAGAGAAATATTACCTTGATAACGTGGGAAAGTTACACCTGCTGCACGATTCAGTCTTTCTTGTTCTCGAATTTCCTCAAGCGTAGGCTGTCTTCTTTCAAACATTGCAGACAAAACAGGACTTGCGTCTCTTTCTTTCTGATAGCTACTTTTTTGACCTATACCTAGTGATTTTAAAATATCCATTACTTGCCCTATCTATTTAATTGTCTATTAATTAGTAACTGTCTAAGCTCTTCTTCTGTTGTTGGTGTAGGATCTGTTATTCCTGCTCTTGTAGGCTGTACACCTACGTTAAACAAACCTCTAGTACTTACCTCTGGTCTTATCTTTTCTGCTGCCCCTTTAACACGCCCAGCGCCGTAAGAAACACCTCCTATAACTTTTGGAATAGATAAAGGCATACCAGCCGCTTGAGTACCAGGTACTACTTGACCAATACCTCCTAATCCTACAAGACCTCTACCACTAAAATTGTTAATATTTACGTTATTTAAGATAGCTCCAGAAAGCATAGCTTCGATGTTTTTACCACTTATTAACTCAGCCTCTTGTATCATGCCTAACGTTACAGAAAAATCTCCTGTTGGGTTATTAATTCCTTCAAGGAATTTGTTCAGCGCTTGTGCCTTACCAGCAGGTGTTAGCTCTCCTAGTGTAGAAGCAAAGTCGTCCATAAATGCACTAGCTTCAGCATACTTACCAATCATATCTGCATATGACGGTTCTGCTTTAGATATTGTTTGTTTAATACTGCTTAAAACTTCATCTACTGCTCTTGACTGAGACTTACCGGCTTTAGTATCATAACTTATTCTATCTTTAACGTCTGCTTGTATTCTTTTTCTTAATAACTCAAAACCGTATAAATTTTGTAACTCCGGTTTGTTTGCAAACTCATTAATAATTTTTTGCGTGTCTTCTAAAGTTTTAGCTACTGCTGCGTTTACAACAAACCCACTTGAAGGATCGATAACCTCAGAATTGATTTTGTTTAAAGACTGTCCTAATGCTGTATAATCAGGAACCGTTTTATTTTCTTTTAAGGCTTCAATACCTTTTTCCCATTTGGCATTGTTTCTATCACTTAATTTACTAAAAGCACTTCTTAGTTCATCTACAATGGTTAAAGGTTTTTTAGCACCACTATAGTATTTCCAAAAGTCAGCCCTTTGCCTACCTGTTTTTCCTTTTTTTGATTTACCATATTGCTCACCTGCTTTAAACGCTTCTTCAAAAGGTTTAGTGCCTGTACCACTTAATCTAGCTGCTGCTATTTTAGGTAAAAAAGTTCCTAGTTTTGTAGCAGGATATGCTAGACCTTTTACACCGTATCCTGCTAATGCAAGAGGATCTAATAACTCTCCTGTTTTTCTAATTGCTCCTGATGTTTTAGCAAACTGACCAGTTTTAGCTAAAGCACCTGCACCTCCTGTTAAGAACATAGAAGCATCAGCAAGAACTGCAGCCGGGTCTTTTGCAAAAGTTTCTTTTGCTAGTTCAATACTTCCGTATCTACTCTTATAAAAATTACCCATCATTTTTGCTTTTTCGATGGATTCTTTATCTTTGTCTATTAGACCACTTTCAAAAACTTTGTCAGGAAGAAGATACTGGACTGTTCCTTTACCAACATCTAATATATTAGACATTGTGTCAATAGGGTTTAATACAGCAGTTGCTAAATCTTGGCCTAGTTGGACAGTAGAAGGAATAGCATTGCTCATGAAACCTTCTCCGATTTCTCCTATATCTATTTGGTATTGTTTAGGAACATCAACTTTATTATCGCGGTATTTGTTTCTGATTTTTTGCATAAAGTCATAACTATCAGTATCCACATAATCTGGAATACCATTTATCTCTATAAGCCCATCTACTGATTGCCAACTCTTTGCCATTTTATTTCCTATTTAAAAATTTTCGTAACTATCAGAAAAGATAGGTTTAATACCAGTTTGTTTTCCTTTTTCAAAACCGTATCCTGTTTTTAACGGTCCCTGTGTTGAAAATTCTGATTCTTTTTTAGTTTGTTCTTCTAAAGCATCAGTTACTCTTTGATCTTTTAACGCTAAATCTAAAGCGTTTCCAGTTAAACTGTTAACTATAGTGGGATCATATCCTGCTATCTCTAAGGCTTTAGTAAGCCTAGCCCACCCTTTATTAGCAAGGTCTGCTTGTCTTCTTAAATTAGATTTAATTGTTTCAGGATTTCTTATGTTTAAGTCAATATCAGCTTTTTCAAATTCTTCTTTTTCTGTAGGCGTTAAAGCACCTCCAAACAATGCATTTCTAACTTTGTTCTTTTTACTTTGGTAGTTTCTCCACCAGTTGGCCCTTGCTTGAGCTTCTGGAGTTCCTATATTAACAGTGTCAACAAGCCATTTTTGTATGTCACCACCTTTAGGCACTAACATATGCATAGGGTTTACAAAAACATCGTCCCAAGTATCTAAAAATTCTTGAGTCATTTCTACGTTTTCAGCGAGAGACGTTATTTTTGTTATGTCGTTTAGACTTAAACTGTTATATTTTTTCTTAGTCTTAGCCCCTAACTCAGCCATCTTAGTTGAGATAGCTAAAGACCTATCAAACACGTTCATAGCTTCGTTATACAAACCAGCTTCCTGAAGTCTTCCAGCAACTTTTTGAAGAGTCCCAGGATCGTTAAAATCAAGACCTTCAAACTCTTTAGTAATAGAATCCATTACAATTGATTTCTCAAGTAAAGGATCTTCAACTTCCTGACCAAAAAGACCTCTAGCGGCTTGTGTTAGTCCTCTACCTACGTTACCACCTAGTGCGTATCCTGTAGCAACGCCAGGAAGATCTCCTTTAAATGCTGCGATATTTGCAGCAAATCTGTCTTCGCCTTGTTGTCGTTGTTGTTCTAGTCTTGCTGCTCTTACTTCATCAGGAGTAGGACCAAATAAAGACATTTGTTGTTGAGCCATATTTATCTCCTATCCTTGTCCAAATGTAAAGTCAGGTAAAAACTGATTATAATTATTAAATAAACCTGTGTTATTAGGGCTTCCATTCATGGTTGGAAATTTCATACCTGATAATCCTGTACCAAGACTTTCAGTTAGTCCTGAAAGGGCCGCTCCTCTTACGTTTCCTTGCATTCCATAAGATGCAGCAGAAGGTATAGCACCTGCCATGTACGAACGAGCTTGGTTCATACCTGCACCAGTCCTTAACTGTGCTTCTTTTAATGAATCCAGGTATAACTGCCTTGCTGGGTCAGACGCTGCTTGAGTTGCTTGTAAGTAGCCTAAGGTTGGCTTCAAAGAAGCAGTCTGTAAGTCATATCCAAGTCCTTGTGTCTGAGCAGCACCACCAAATAAACCTTGACCAAACTTAATACGTTGCATAGCTTCTTGAATAGCTGCTTGCTCATCTTCAAAGACTCTTTCGTCTCTTTGAGCTAAATACTCATCCAGCATTGGATTGCCGCCACCTACCCTAAGACCAGCAGAACCCCTGCCAAAACCTGTTCTTGCTAATTGTTGTATCTGCTCTTCTTCAAAAGGTTGTCTAGCTTCAAATCTTTTATTAAGTATGTTAGTAACAGTATCATCAAAAGTTGCACCAGGAATAGCACTCTGACCCATAGTAAACAAACCTTGAGCAGCTTGCTCATACTGCGGCTGCATCTCGGCGGCTCGTTGAGCTTGGCCCATACTAATCCCAAGCTGATCTACTAGCTGTCCTTGTACATTAGCTACTTCAGGAGATACTGTGTAGCCGCCTGTTCCTGTTGTTCCTCCAAGTGGAGTAGATATCATAGCAACAGGTTTAAAGGATGCCATATTTGCCGCCCTTTCACCAGCGGCTTGTTGTAAAGCTCCTTGCTTGCCCTGAGCATCGGCAATTTTTTTAGCTCCTAGATAGCTACCTGCTGCCCCTACTATCCCACCGACAACTTTACCCATTACTGTACCCTTCTCTCTAAGACATATCCTGTTAATTTAAACCCGAACTTTCTTTCAAAACCTTTGTAGTTTCTTTTAGTAGCCATCATAATCTTCTCATATCCTAGTTCTTTAGCTAATTTATTTAACTCTTGATTCCAGTAATCACCATCGCCATAAACTTGAATAGCTACTAAGTAATCTTCCCAAGTTGTCCAAGACATGAAACCATGTTCGTTCTCTATTAGATTTTCTGTTTCTATGTTTTTGTCTTTAGACTTTTCTAAATATCTTTTAATATCCTGTTCTGTCACCATTTATTTAACGGACATTCATTCTGTTCAAATTTAACTTTTAATTTAAGTACACAACCACATTTGGTGCATACACCTAGTTTACTTTTTTCACAAGAATTACATATTTCTTTACGTCTGCTTTCTGTTTCTTTATCTGTGAGTTTAGGCATTATTACCATGATAACTTAGCCCCTCCAGCTAAAGCATTACCACCGTTTCCTGTACAGCTACCGCCATATCCGCCTGTTCCGTAACCAGTTCCGTTGGTTAATCCTGGTGTTACAAAGTCTGAACCACTATAGTAGTAACCAACTCCTCTGCTGCCACCTGATCTTGTGTACAAAACAGTTGAGCCTCTTTTAATTTCAGTTGCTGCTCCATTAGTACCTATTCTTTGTGGTGCTTGAAATGCCCAGCAACAACCACCTATACCACCTGCACCTATAACCACTGTTAGTGTTTCTCCAGGCGTTACAGAAAAAGATTGAGCAGTTGTGTAAGCAGTACCTGCATTACCAGGAACACCTGAGTGGCAGTCACCTGAATGATAACCAGATGGACCACCACCTCCTCCACCAGACATCTTATCTAAACTTAAACTAAAAATACCTTGAGGAACTACAAATGAGTAAGTACCTGCTGTAGTATATTCTTGAGTACCTGTAGGTGGGAATACTTGCTTCCAAACACCAGCATCATTCACATAAAGATTAGTAACTGTTTTCCAAGTACCTGCATCCTTAACATAAAGTTCATTAGGATCTTTGATAGTACCTGAATGTTTAACAGATAATCTCATGATGCAACTTTATACCAAATGTCCCCATCAGACCCACCACTAGGACTAGCAGTTGATATCGTTTTAGTTCCTGAGCCATTAGAGCCTACGGTAATACCGTTAACTGTAGTACCTGTAAGAGTACCTCCTGTTATAGCTACTGCGTTAGCGTCTTGAGTAGATAAAGTTCCAAGAGAACCTGTAGCATTTGTTACCGCAGTAGTTACAAAAGCTGTACTAGCAATCTGTGTGCTATTAGTTCCTGCAGAAGCTGTAGGTGCTGAAGGTACTCCAGTTAAAGCAGGACCGTCAAGATCTGCTTTAGAATTAACAGCAGCTTCAACAGCAATAAGTTCTGCATCTACTTCTGATCCTTTAATAAGTTTACCTGGATCTCCAGAAGTTAATCCATCTTTAGTTGTAAAATTTGTAGATTTACTATACGATGACATTCTTATTCCTTAAATTGTTTTACCTGCTTTAACATAAACATCTATCTTTTGTATTGATAAAGGATTCTGATTAATGTCTGCTTCAAATCCTAGTTGAATAATAGAACCAGAACCTGCTAAGTTAGACTTAACTTCTTCTAATGCAAGACCGTTTGTATACTCACCGATACTGTATTCATCAATGTTGTATTCAGTAACAGTACCTGCCTTTAATGTTTTTCTTATGTCTCGATAAGAACTAACATAATCAAATCCATATTTAATAACTACGTTCTGACCAATACCACCAACAACTGTAAAGTTTCCTTTCTTTAAAAACTTTAATGTTGTAGGACTACCTAAATCAAAATGATTAGTAAAGTATTTCATTTTATAGGTTTCTGTGTCATCTAAATGACCAGTGTATTTACCTAAGTAACCTTCTTTACCTAGAAGAAGATCGCCTGTATAAGTGACATGTAAGGCGGTGGGTTCAATGCTATCCCAGATAGTAACCCTTGCTGCACCATTCTGTAGTCTACCTCGCAAATCAAAACAAAATACATACTTAGATAAAGGCAGTGTTAAAATATAAAAAGCATCTTTAGGATAGTAAGCTGCTTTAATCTTTATTGTGTTAGTACCTTGAGATTCTACAAAAGATACTAAGTCATCTCTGACATTAAACGATATGTCGTTTATAGGTGCTGACTTTTCTTGAATAACACGAGCAATACTTCTTACACCTGTGTCAGACAAGAACATAACATCCGTACCTGTGTTGACAATACTATCTCTAGCAATACATCCTACGTTAGCTACTAGATCTACTAACTCTAATCGAGTAACATCAATAGGGTTAGCGTAAACAGCAATGTTTCTTCTACCAAATATAATTAAGAAACCGTTGTGTGCTGCTAGTCCTACTATCTCGTCTCCGTTAGGAAACACATCAATCAATGACAAATAACCTGAGTCACCTGTTGCAAGATTAGTACCATCTAGTAACGCACTAAAGTAAAGTGTTTGTTCATCATTAACAATGTCTGCCCACCATGTTCTACCATATGCGCCTATAACTACATTAGGCTTAAAATCACTAGGAGAAGCGTAGGTGGTAGGTACTGAGCCAGCATCGCTAAGTAAGTTAAAACCATAAGCACCTGTGTGTGCATGACTAGCTCCTAGTTTGTGATAGACTAACGGTAAGTGTCCTGCCTGTGCCAAGTAAGCATGAGGACTGATATCCGGTCCTTCACCAAACACAATACTAGCACCCATCCAATCGTTACCTGTGATGCTATATGCTGTTGTACCTGTTCCTGCTGCATCAGCTACTGTTGTGTTTACTTCAGTAACTAATGTACTTGCACCACTAGCTTTGGATAGTATTAAATTATTACCTGCGCATAGCGTTACATCTGTCTCAGGTATGTTATAAATAAACTCAATGTCGTTTGCTAATAAATCAGAGTTAGTAGAACTGTTTACTTTCTGCCAACCTCGTCTAGCACCGATACGACCAAACTTATCTATGACACAGTTGTATGCTTCTAGTGCATAGCCTGATGCAAGATCAACACTGCTCTCTTGTGTATTAACACCTAAAAAGCCTGGTGCTGATATTGTTGATGATTGTAATCGACCAGCCATTAGACTTGATGCCAGACGTATTCGTCACTGTATCTACCATTCTCAATAGCTATATGATCTGCTAAAGACAAGTCAGCCATTGCAGTAGCTTCTTGTGCCGCTAGTCCACCGTCCTCACCTCGTTCTGCTACAGCCATTGCATAAGCATATTTAAGTACAGGCTCTGAAGGAACTTTAAGTACGTCTGCTCCAGCACTTAGAGGTTCTTGTGGTTTATAAATGTTAAAGAACACATTGTAAACCCCATCAGGAATAGGAAAGATATCGACTTGAGTGTCGTTATTAGCATCAACACCATTAAAGTTATAGTAGTATGGAGAACCTTTTTGTGGTGTCTGATTAAGAAACAAATTATTCATCTGGCTAAAAGGCATATACTCTAAGAAAAAATTGTCCTCACTATTAATAACATCAATGACTTTAAATCGTTGTCCTGATCCTGTCATAACATAGTTAAACAAATCATTAGCAGTAGTAACCGTCAACGTTTCAGACAAAGCATTCCACTGATACGAATCTTCTACAAATCTTTTAGCATCGTTAACAAACTTACCGATAAGTTTAGAGTACGGAGTATCTGTTGTAGCAGTTACCTCGTCTTCTCTAAGTCTTATTAGTACGTCATTAACTAAATCTAAGTAGTTCATTATCTAAACCTTTTGGTTTTCTTGCTATTAGGCATTACTTCTTTTTCTTTACTGGTTTCTTCTTTTTCTTCATTGGTTTCATCTTTTTACCGTATCCATATCCTGGCATATCTATCTCCTATTAGTTATGAAATTGTGTTGCTTGTGCTGGTTGTAATTCTATTGTTGATAAGTAAGTTACTGCATGAGTAGTGCCTGAGTTTTGTATTCGTATTTCGTCATGCTCTTGCATTGCAACAGAAGCTTGACCATCTAGTAAAATACTTTCACCAACGCCTAAGTTTTTACCAGCAACTATTAGATACTCTTCATTCTCTGAAGAATCATACCAATAAACTTTTGGTGTTTCGTTACCATCTAAACTAATAATATATTTAACTAACCATAGTCCTGTGTTTTTAGCAGGTACAGTAAATAATACTTGCTTTACATTAGCAGCAGGACTACTACTTGAGTCTAGTGTTTTTGCTACGCTTACTGTTCTTGCCATGAATTAATCTTTCTATTGATCCGATAAACCCATTCCATATCTCTTGTGGGCTAGGAAGTAACCACCCTAATACCAACAACAATAAGTACCACAGTGGTACATTAGTATTATTTTGCACTAGGCTATCTACTTTAGATGTGTTAATGCTGGTGTCATTTTCCTTCTGACTAACATTAACATTCTCACCTTCGATCTTGGTGTTGTCTTGTTGACCTACTACCTGCTGTGTATTCTCTTTACCTACCTGAGCATTAGCATTGACATTAGTACCAGATTTACCTGGCATTATAGCTTTAGCAATTCCTAATGCAGTACATCCTTGTAAGGATATTATAGCACATATTGACAATAAAATCAAGTACTTTCTAATCATCTGTTAAGGATAAGGTCTACTAGCCACCCAAAGGAAGCACCTAGTATTAGTAGCAGTACACCAGCACCTTTCCATTTAGTTACTACTTCAGTCATTCCTTGAACGTCTATACGCAACTGTTCCATCTGACGCTGTAAAGACTCTACCTGTGCTTCTAGCCTACCTATTTGTTGATTTAGATCTTCCATTATTTAGCTTTCTTAGCTGTTCGTTTAGCTTTCTTAAACGCTGTAGCAGTAGGAGAACCAGCACTACCTACTTTACGCATACGCTCACCAGAACCTGCTTTAATGCGTTTACGTTTAGCATGAATATTTGCGTACAATCCTTTTTTAGCTGGCATTACCATTTCTCCTTATTAGCCCAATATGCTGCTGACATCTTACCTTTAGATATGTTCTTAGCGTGTCTTGCTTTAAATGATTTACGTCTAGCCTTCTCTGATGCTGTTTTAGGAGACTTACCTGCACCTGATACTCCCTGCTGACCAAACCTTATAGTCTTAACTTTGTCACCCTCTTTAGCTACAACAACATGAGACTTCTTAGGATGGTTAGGTGTACGCTTAGGTTTGTTAAACCCTGATACACCTGCTCTCTTTAATCTAGCATCACTCATCCGCAGCCTCCGGTGTGTTACCTTCTGCCAACCATTCTAAGTATTCTTGATAGTCTCTGTTTGCTTCGTCAAAAGGTATAGCAACATTGTCTGTTACACGAATTACACTAAACGTTATTCCTTCTTCCGATGGTGATAATTTATACATTTATAGCTCCGCACTAAAAGCTACAAAGTTTGTAGCATTACCGTTTATTTGTAGTCCAACAGGATAACCTGTTGGTATTGAACTTGTAGTTATTCCTAACTCTGCGTGAGATGAACTGGCAAATGTAGAAGCAATACCAGAAATAGTTCCGCTACCTCCTTGATATCTAATTCTACATCCACTATAAGAAGATGAGGGAGATGCTCTCATTTCAACTGGAAATTGAAAACTAAAATTAGCTTGTGTTGATGTATTTAAATATCCAATGGCAACTGTAGGATAACTTGCAATACTGGCAGTCCTAAAGTAATACCTCTGACACAGACTTAACTCAGTCCCATACGGTCTATGCTCAAACTCAGTAGCTGATGATCCAGCTTCTAGTTGTACTCCTGTAAGATACCAAGTAGCACCATTTGTACTAACAAGGTTAGTTGCTCCAGTAACTCCTGTTACGTTAGCACTTGCCCACTGACCTGCTGTTCCTAAAAGACCTGAACCTGCCCCTAACTGAAAAATAAGTTCTACGCCAATTCCATTAGTTGTTAACCATGTTCCGCTAGTATCTCCAGCAATAGTGATTGTTTTCTTTTCCCAAGTGTTGGCATTGCTAATTGCGTAAGTAAAAGGATAAGTTCTTGTTCTGTTATTACTAGCAATTACACCACCAAAAGTACCAGTTAAACTAGATCTAACATAAAAAGATAAAGTAATTGATTTAGCTGTTGATTTACCAAAACCTAAATCTGATGTATTTAATCCTTCTATTCTTTGATATAAA